CGCAGTCTGGGTGGCGGATGGGACGACGATGATGACGACGGCTACCTCGATGTCTTCATGAGTTGGTTCCTTGGGTCACAATTGCGTGGTGCTGTGGCCATGGTGCCGTTTGGTTCTGCGGCTATCGTGCCATTTAATGCCTTCAACAATAAGCCTTACGATGACCGCATGACCACCAGCCCGTCTGTATCGACGCTGGAAGGTGCGACTGTCGGTGTAGTGAAAGCCGGTATCAACATTGCAGATCCTGACAAAGATGTGACGGGCAAAAATGTCCGCGACATCTTGACCCTGGTCAGCCTTGTGACCGGCATACCCGTTACCGTGCTCGGCAGACCGATTGGTTATGCCATCGAAGTCGAGCGCGGGAAGATTGAACCAACCTCAACTGCCGACTACATTCGCGGCCTTGCCACTGGCAAAGCAAGTGAATCGTCGAGACAGTAAGGTACCCGTATCCACAACCGAAATGCTTAGTCTCTTCACAATTGTCCAGGAGTTCCGTCCATGACCATCAGTTCAAATAGCCGGAAAGCCGGTCCGTTCATTGGTAACGGAACAGCCGCCACTTTCCCCTTTACATTCAAGGTCTTCCAGGCTTCTGACTTGGAAGTCGTGCGACTTACCGTTGCCACCAATGTGGAGACGGTGCTTGTGCTCGGCACCAACTTCACGGCGTCTGTCAACGAAGACCAGAACTCAAGCCCTGGCGGCACGATCACGCTGACTGCTGGCGCTCTGGCGGCTGGTTTCAACCTGGTCATTACCTCGGACATTGAAAACCTTCAGCCGACCGATCTGACCAACCAGGGTGGCTTTTACCCTGAAGTGATCACTGACGCGCTGGACCGCGCAACGATTCAGATCCAACAGCTTCAAACTTCTGTAGACCGTGCGGCTTTGTTGCCCATCACAAGCGCCGCTGATGCTGAATCGCTGGTAGCAGACATTGTTCGACTGGCTGATAGTGCTGACAACCTAGATACCGACGCAGTAAACATTGCGTCAATTAACTCTGTTGCCGGTAGCATCGCAAATGTCAACACCGTTGCAGGCAACATCAGTAATGTAAACACCGTGGCCGGTGTGTCTGCAAATGTAACCACTGTGGCCACTGACATTGCGGCGGTCAACACTGTTGCGGCTGATCTTAACGAACCAGTGTCCGAGATTGAAACTGTTGCAACCAACATCACGAATGTAAACACCGTCGGTACGAACATCGCCAGCGTCAACACTGTGGCCGGTATCCAGGCCAATGTGACGACCGTGGCTGGCATCTCTGCCAATGTGACAACCGTGGCCACCAACAGCGCCGCCGTGACTACTGTGGCAACTGACATCTCCGCCGTGACTACTGTGGCCAACGACCTCAATGAGCCTGTCTCTGAGATCGAGACAGTGGCCGGTAGCATTGCCAATGTCAACACAGTTGGCACAAACATCGCCAGCGTAAACACTGCCGCAGGAAACAACGCAAACATTACGACTGTGGCGACCAACATTGCCGATGTGGGCACTGTTGCAACCAATATTGCAAATGTAAACTCGGTTGCTGGTAACTCAACAAACATCAATGCTGTGGCTGGTAACAGCACCAACATCAATGCTGTTGCAACGAACTCAACAAACATCAATACTGCCGCGACCAACATCGCCGCGATCACGACTGTTGCCAATGACTTGAACGAGCCTACCAGTGAAATTGACACGGTTGCAAACAACATTGCAAATGTCAACACGGTAGGAACCAACATTGCTGATGTGTCGACCGTTGCAGGTGTTGCAGGCAATGTGAACACTGTCGCAGGCATTGCGGCCAATGTGACCACGGTTGCAGGTATCAGCGCAAATGTCACGACTGTTGCAGGCATCTCGACCTCTGTGTCTGATGTTGCCGCGATTGATACCGATGTGTCGACTGTTGCCGCAATTGACAGCGATGTCACTGCGGTGGCCACTGTGGCTTCAGACATCCCAACTGTTGCCGCCAATGTGTCCAGCATCAACGATTATGCAGACACTTACCAGGGCGCAAAAGCAAGCCCTCCTACGCTTCGTAATGATGGCAGTGCGCTACAGGTTGGCGACCTATATTTCAACAGCACCAGTAATGCCATGTTTGTGCGTGCTAGCACCGGTTGGGTTCCTGCTGGCTCGAGCGTCAACGGCACAAGCCAGCGCTATCGATACATTGCAACTGCTGGCCAAACGACTTTTACTGGCGCAGACAGCAATGGCAACACGCTTACATACGACGCAGGCTTTGCTGACATTTATTTAAACGGCGTTCGTCTTGACAGCACAGACTTCACCGCATCAAGTGGGACAAGCATTGTGCTGGCCTCTGGTGCCGCATTAAACGACGAACTTAATATTGTCGCGTTTGGCACATTTAATGTTGCCGCGTTTAACGGCTCTGGCCTGGTTGATGGCACGACCAACATCAGCAAACTGAATGCGACAGGCACGCGTAACGGCACAACATTCCTGGCTGGTGACAACACTTTTAAGACTGTGGCTGTCACGCCTACTGCCGTTTCAGATCAAGACAATACAAGCACTGGCTACTTCGATTTGCCTTCAGGCACTACTGCTGAAAGACCAGGCTCTCCGGTAGCCGGGATGATGCGTTACAACACTACGCTTAATCAAAATGAAATTTATCAATCAGGAGCGTGGCAACAATTTACATTTTCATATACAAGTGAATATTTAGTTGTTGCGGGCGGCGGTGGTGCTGGAGAAGCCGCATCAGGTGGAGGTGGCGCTGGAGGTTTGCTTAACGGTACAGTTTCTGCTGTTGTTGGGTCTTCTTACACCATTACTGTCGGCGCTGGCGGTGCTGGCGCAAATGGAACAGGACCTGTGCCATCTGGCAATGGTACAAATTCCGTATTTAGTTTAGCGACTGCAATTGGTGGTGGCGGTGGTGGATCAAATGGATTTGATCCTGGAGGACATTCCGGTGGAAGTGGTGGTGGAGGAAACTCACTTAATTCTGGTCCTGGCGGCGCTGGCGGTTCTGCTACATCTGGCCAAGGTTTTGCTGGTGGTAGTGGTTACGGTGCAAGTGGAGGATTTCCAAATATTTCTGGTGGTGGCGGTGGCGGTGCTGGCGCTGTTGGTGGCAATGCTTCAACAGGAACACCAGGAAATGGTGGCGCTGGAACAAATGCATATTCAACTTGGGCAACTGCAACTTCAACCGGAGCAAGCGGTTATTACGCTGGCGGTGGTGGTGGTGGATCTTGTAGCTCTAATCCAGTTAGTACCGGTGGCGCTGGTGGAGGTGGTGCTGGAAATAATAGTGCCGGACTTGGTGTTGCTGGTTCAGCAAATACCGGCGGCGGTGGTGGTAGTTCGTTGGCATCAGGCCCACAAAGATCTGGCGGTTCTGGAATTGTAATTATTCGCTACGCTGGCGCACAGCGAGGTACAGGCGGTACTGTTGTCACAACTGGCGGCTACACCTACCACACCTTCACTTCGTCCGGCACATTCACGGCATAAGGAATCGATATGAGCAAAGCACGAAATTTATCGCAGGTGATTGTCGACGCGGGTGGTGACATCAATGCGTCATCGCTCGACAATGTGACGCCTGCATCAATCAGCGACAAAACCAATGCAAGCACTGGTGCGTTTGATTTTCCAAGCGGCACTACTGGCGAACGACCTGGATCACCAAGCGAAGGTTACACGCGTTACAACACAACTCTTGCCGCACTTGAAATGTGGGAAGGTTCACAATGGGTAACTGTTAAATCCGTATTTACTGCAACTGGCGGAACAACTTATGAAGCTGGTGGTTATCGTTATCACAAATTCACAAGTAGCGGAACTTTCCAAGTTACAAAAGGTTCTGCATCAATTGAGTATTTAATTATTGCTGGTGGTGGTGCCGCTGGTTCATACGCTGGTGGCGGTGGTGCTGGTGGTGTATTAAGCGGATCTACAACTGTATCGATTGCTTCTTATTCAGTTGTGATTGGAGCAGGCGGAACAAACATCCAAAGCTCAAGCAGTTATGCTGGTGGTGCTGGAACAAACTCTACTGGATTTTCTGCAACTGCAATCGGTGGTGGTGGCGGTGGCTCTGATGGTAATTTGCCAACATCAGGCGGGTCTGGCGGAGGTGGTTCTTATATGCTTTCTGGAGCCGCTGGCACAGCAGGACAGGGTTATGCTGGTGGAGCTGGTATTGCCACTAGTCCATATGGATCAGGCGGTGGCGGTGGTGCTGGTGGTGCTGGTGGAAACGCATACAACTCTGGTCAATATGGCGGACTTGGTGGTGTTGGGACTGCCGCGTTTGTAGATTGGGCTACAGCAACTTCTTCTGGTGTTGGTGGTTATTTTGCAGGCGGTGGCGGCGCTGGTGTTTCGTACGGCGGAACATACGGAACAGGCGGAGTTGCTGGTGCTGGTGGGGTTGGTGGTGGCGGTAATGGCGGTGTAGGCGGAACAGGGCGCAGTGCTGGCACAGTAAACACTGGCGGTGGTGGCGGCGG